CATCTGCGCCGCCGCCGCAACGGTGAACGGCGCGCCAAGCTGACCGGCATCGAGGCCGCGGTGAAGGTCGACGCCACCGTGCATGAGGTCACCAAGCAGGACATCGAACTGCAGGAGATGCTCCGCGAAGCCAAAGCCGCCATGCACGCCGAAGAGCAGCAGATCCGCGGCGGCGGCGCAGATGCCTGACCTTCACGTCACTCCCGTTGGGGACCTCGTCGAGCACGACACCCGCGTTGACGGAGAATGCGCCTGTGGTCCAACCGACCAGCCCGTAAAGCATGACGACGGCTCCATCTCCTGGATCGCCGTGCACCACAGCCTCGACGGCCGCGAACGCCCACGCCACGAAACGACTCTCACCACGCTCATCGATGACCAGGGCCTGGGCGAGGCCTGACCCATGACGACCGCAACCCGCACCCCCACGACGTACCTCGACGGCCTCGACGCCGAGACCTTCGACCTCAACGCCTACCTCGCCCAGTTCGACGCGAGACTCCTCGCCGACCCCGAAGGCCGGCGCACCCTCACCCGCCTCGACCCGCTGCTCTTCGCCCTGGTCTACCTGCGCCACCACCTCAAAGACGAGGAAGGCCGCATCACCTTCGGCGACGCCCACCTCGACTGGTGCCGCGCCGGCCGCACCTGGGTCCGCCCCGCCAGCGAACCCGCCGAGAACCGCGACGCGTACATCGCGCCACGCAACACCGGCAAGACCACCTGGTGGTTCCTCATCCTGCCGATGTGGGGCGCCGCCCACGGACACGTCCGCTTCACCGCGGCGTTTGCCTCCTCAGCCACGCAGGCCGAGCGGCACCTGTCCACGTTCAAGCGGGAGTTGGACGGCAACGCCCTGCTGCGCCGCGACTTCCCCGACCTGTGCACCGCGGCGAAGCGGCCCTCCGGCCAGAACGTCGCTGACACCCAGTCCATGTACGTCGCCAAGTCCGGCTTCATCTTCGCCGCCCACGGCATCGACAGCTCCAGCCTCGGTATGAAGGTTGAGGAGAAGCGGCCCGACCTCCTGCTCTGCGACGACATCGAACCGGACGAGGCGTCGTACTCGGCCGAGCTCGCCCGGAAGCGGCTGACAACGCTGATCGACGCGATCCTGCCGCTGAACATCTACGCTCGCGTGGTGATCTGTGGGACCGTCACCATGCCGGGCAGCATCATCCACCAGCTGGTGAAGGCCGCGAAGGGCGTCCACACGGCGGACTGGATCCGGGAGGAGGGCATCCGCCCGCACCACAGCCTGCCGATCGTCGAGCGGCCCGACGGCACGGAGCGGTCGATGTGGCCGGCGAAGTGGCCCATCGCGTACCTGGTCGAGATCCGTCACACCCGGTCCTACGCCAAGAACATGGCGAACGATCCGCTCGCGGCTGACGGGGCGCTGTGGACGCCGGACGTGTTCCGCTACCCCGGGGAGGACGGCCCGGACCCGGTCACGCACATGATGCTGTCCATCGACCCGGCCGTCACCGCCAAGAAGAGCAGCGACTTCACTGGGCTGGCGGTGGTGTCGTGGTCGGCGCAGCGGCAGCGGTGCACGGTGCATGCGGCGTGGGCGGTGAAGCTGACGCCAGGCCCTCTGCTGCGGGAGAGGGTGTTGGCGATCCTCGACGAGTTCCCCCGGATCGGGTTGATTCTGCTGGAGGTCAACCAGGGGCACGACACGTGGAAGTCGGTGCTGCATGACATGCCGGTGAAGGTGAAGCCGGTGTCGCAGCAGGAGCCGAAGTTCACGCGGGCGGAGGGCGTGCTGAACCACTACCAGCGCGGTCGGGTGCAGCATGCGCGGAAGCTGCCGGAGCTGGAGCAGCAGATGTGCACGTTCCCCAAGGGCCCGAACGACGACATGGTCGACGCGGTGGGGTCGGCGGTGCGCCGCTTCATCCCGCCGGTGCGGAAGGCTCCGCCGTCGGCGTCGAAGACCGCATACGCCTGATCTCGCTTCATATCGAAGGCAAACCGTTGCTAGATCGGGGAATGTCGGCTCTCAGTGATTCGTCTATCCTTCGATTCAAAGGTCAAGGGTGGGAGGTCGCATTGGATGACGAGACGGTCGACCCGCGCACCGACCTCATGTACGGCCTCGAGGAACTCCGCGAATCCCGCCCCGACTATGACCGGGCCCAGACCTACTACGACGGCAAGGTCCCCGAAGTCTTCACCAGCGTCCGTCTGCGCCGCGCGCTGGCCGCCCACCAGATCGACTTCGACCTCAACTTCGCGAAGACCCCCGTCAACGCGGTCACCAACAAGCTGAAGGTCGCCTCAATCACCAGCCCCGACGAGGCCACCAACACCCTGATCTCCAAGGTCTGGCGGGACAACCAGCTCAACATCGAACTGCCCGACCTGTTCCGCCGCGCCGGCGAGTACGGCGACGCCTACCTGATGGTGCTGCCCGTCGAGGACGACGCGGGCATGGTGGTCCGCGTCGAGATGTTCTACAACTCCCCGCAGACTGTCCGCGTCATCTACGCCGAGGACAACCCCCGCCGCAAGGCGTACACGATCAAGAAGTGGTGCGAGGGCCCCTACCTGCGCGCCGAGCTGCTGTACGACGACCGCACCGAACGCTGGACCACCGGCAAGGACTCCCGCGGCGAGCAGCCCAACGACTGGACCCGCTGGCCGGCCGAGGACGACGACCCCGAGTCATGGCTGATCGACCACGACTGGGGCGAGCAGCCCGTATTCCACTTCCGCACCGACCGCCCCTACGGCGTACCCGAGCACTACGGCGCCTACGGCCCGCAGAACGCGATCACCAAACTGCAGGCCACCCACATGGGCACCGTCGACTATCAGGGCGCCCCCCAGCGGTACGCCCTCACGGAGACCGCCACCACAGACACCTCCGACCTGGAGCCCGGCGACTTCGATGACGACGACTGGCCGCCGGACGACGCCGACACAGGCCCGTCCGACTCCGGCGACGACAGCAGCCTGAAGGCCGGACCGGGCGAGATGTGGCTGCTGCGCGGCTACAAGGCTGTCGGACAGTTCGACGCCGCAGACCCGGACGTCTTCCTCGACCCGATCAACTTCAACGTGCGGGCCATGGCGCAGATCACCGACACGCCGCTGCGCATGTTCGACCCGCAGTCCTCCAGCCAGCGGTCCGGCGAGTCCTACCGCGAAGAGGACGGGCCGTTCATCAGCAAGGTCGAGAACCGGCAGACCTCCTACGGCGCGGCCCTGCACGACGCGTTCACGTTCGCCCTGCGCCGCCTCGGCGTTGAAGACCCGGTCGTCACCATCGACTGGGTCCCCGCCCGGTCGGTGTCCTCCGCCGAGGGCTGGCAGACCGTCAAGACGAAGATCGAGGCCGGGGTGCCGCGCCGCCAGGCCCTCATGGAAGCCGGCTACCGCGCCGAGCAGGTCGACGCCTGGCTCGCGGGCACCGACGACGCCGAACTGCAGCGCCGTGTCGATGTCCTCGCCTCCCTCGCGGACTCCGCGCAGAAACTCGGCGCGGCCGCCGCGCTCGGCGTCATCACCAACGACCAGGTCACCGCACTCATGTCCGGCGCGATCGACGACCTGGAGGCACTCGCGCAGGCCCAGGAGGACAACTGATGCCCTACCAGTCGGACGATCTGCTGCGCCTCGTCCAGGTCGACCACACCGGCGAGGCCGCCGCCCTGGAGGAAAGCATCACCCGAACCGGCGTGGGCTCCGCGGACCGTTCACTGGCGCGCCTGATCGAGACGACACTCACGGCCTGGACGCGGGCCTTCGGCGGCCCCAACCGGCTGGCCCCGCCAGGCGACTTACTGCGCCGCCTCCTCGCCGCCGCCCGGGCCGCCGTCCGCCGCATCCTCGGCCAGCTCGGCCCGCGCGCCACGGCAGCCCTCACCAGCACAGTCAACGACGCGGTGGCCCTCGGCGCACGGCAGGGCGCGGCGTTCGTGGCCGCGGCAACCGGCCGACGGCTCCGCATCCCCACCACCAGCGGGGCCTCACGAGCTCTGCACGCCGAGGCCTCCCGACTGGCCGACATGGTCGCCGGCCGCCGCGACCGCGCACTGCAACTGCTGGCCGGCGGGAACGTATCGCGGTGGTCGCAGGTGATGGCCGGACTCGGTGCGGCCCGGGCGGCCGTGTCGCTATCACGCGGCCACATCGCCTGGGTCACCGCCGCCGCCGTCAGCGAAGGTCTGGACAGGGCCGCCCAGGCGACAGGCACAGAGCGGCTCTGGGTGGCGGAGGCCGACGCCTGCGTGCGCTGCCTCGCCTACAGCGGACGCACCGCACGCCAGGACGAATCGTTCCCGGGCGGGCTGTCGTGGGATCCACGGCAGCC